CTGAACACCCTGCTCGTGCACAGCGGCGCAGACCCGGACGACGGCTTCGGCGACCTCGCGCCGCCCATCCACCAGACCTCCACCTATGCCCCGCGCCACCCGCACCCCCTGGGCCACTACGACTACTCCCGCGGGGCCAACCCGACCCGCGAGGCCGTGGAGACCGCCATCGCCCGGCTGGAGGGCGGCGCCGTGGGCCTGGCCTTCGCCTCGGGCATGGCCGCCATCAGCTCCACGCTTCTGCTCTTCTCCCCGGGCGCCCACCTCATCGCCAGCCGCGACCTCTACGGCGGGGCCTACCGCGCCCTGACCACCCTGGTCGCCCAGTGGGGCCTGAAGACGAGCTTCGTGGACGCCACCGACCCCGACGCCCTGCGCCGCGCCGTGACCCCGCAGACCCGCGGCATCTACGTGGAGAGCCCCTCCAACCCGCTGCTGCGCATCACCGAGCTCGCGGCCGTGGCCGATCTGGCCAAGGCCTACGGGCTCACCTCGATCATCGACAACACCTTCATGACGCCCGTGCTGCAGCGGCCGCTGGCGCTGGGCTTCGACATCGTGCTGCACAGCGCCACCAAGTTCCTGGGCGGCCACAGCGACCTCGTGGCCGGTCTGCCGTCACGGCCGACCCGGCCACGGGCAAGCAGCTCAAGCGCATCCAGAACACCTTCGGCGCGGTGCTCGGGCCGCAGGACAGCTGGCTGCTCCAGCGCGGCATGCGCACGCTCGGCGTGCGCCTGGCGGCCGAGCAGGCCACGGCCACGCTCCTGGCGCCCTGGCTGGCCTCGCGGCCGGCGGTGCGCCGCGTGCACTATCCCGGCCTGCCCCACCACCCCGGCCGCAGCATCCACTTCCGCCAGGCCGACGGCCCCGGCGCGGTGATCAGCTTCGAGCTGGAGCACCCGGCGGCGGTGCGCACCTTCGCCCAGGCCCTGCGCCTGCCCAAGCTCGCCGTAAGCCTCGGCGGGGTGGAGTCCATCGTGTCCTTCCCGGCCACCATGTCCCACGCCTCCATGCCCACGGCGGAGCGCGCGGCCCGCGGCGTCACGGACACGCTGCTGCGCCTTTCGGTGGGGCTGGAGTCCGCGGCGGACCTCATGGACGACCTGGGCCAGGCGCTGGACGCGGCGGCCGCGGCCATCGGCCGGGACGTGGTGTTCCGCTAGCCCGAGGGTGGCGGGGATTTCCGTCCTGGCCCTTGACACCCCGCTCCGCTCCGGCTACACAATGCTTCCCAACGCCGTGGGGCTGTAGCTCAGTTGGGAGAGCGCTTGAATGGCATTCAAGAGGCCGTGGGTTCAATTCCCTCCAGCTCCACCAGAAAGATCAAGGGCTTGCGAGTAAATCCGCAAGCCCTTTTTCGTTGTGCTCAACATTTCATGCCACTATCGTGCCACTATCTCGGAGCAAGCAAAACGCTGTGTAGCGCGACGCTTACTTTTGCCCCAGGCGACGTTTACTTTTGCCGCACGTCGCCTGGGGCGTTTAATTTTCGGCCCGCAGTTTGCTACGCGCGCGTGCGTGTGCCCATAGTAATCTGCGCCCTGGCAATCTGATAGTATTCCTCCGACAGCTCCACGCCGACACAACCCCTGCCAGTCTCTCGACAGGCCACGGCCGTGGTGCCCCCGCCAAGGAAGGGGTCAAGCACCAGGCCGCCGGGCTTGACCACCTCCAACAGGTCGCACAGCAGCCCCACGGGCTTGCCTGTGAGGTGGAGCTTGCGGCGCGGGTCGACGCTGTGCCGGAACACACCGGGCAGGCAGCGGTCGGTGCCGCGCTCGTGCCGCCCCTTGGTGGCGAAGAGCACGTACTCGGCCTGATTGCGGAAGCGCCCCTTGTCCGGCCTGGCCGTGGGCTTGTTCCACACGATGAGCCCGCGCCACGTCCATCCGGCGGCCTGGATCGCGTCGCTCATCACCGGGATCTGTCGCCAGTCGCTGAACACCAGGAGCGGCGAGCCGTCCTTGGAGACGCGCCAGCATTCCGAAAGCCAGAGCGCCGCCCAGGCCAGGAAGCTGCGCTGATCCTTGTTGTCGCCCAGCATGGGCGGGTAGGTGCGCTTCGTGCCGCTGGCCTGGTACTTATTGGCCGGATCGGCCTTGCGGGCCACCGTGGATTGCCCGCCACTACTGTAGGGTGGGTCGGTCAGCACGGCGTCGACGCTCGCCGCCGGCAGTTCCCGAAGCACGGCGAGTGAATCACCCTGAAACAGCCTTATTCCATTATCACGGATCTGCATGAGGGCTCCTTGCCAGAGGCTCGGCGGCCCTCATCGTCGGGGCTCGTGGCCCTCACGTGGTTGTACTGCCCGCAGCGCGGGCACTTGATGGTCAACGCCAGGGCCGTTCCCCTGGCCAAAAGACGGTTGCATCTACCGCATCTGATCTCCTGTTCCATGGCACCTTTGACGGTTGGGCCTGTCGCCTGCTACCTCTCCGGTACCCCGTGCGCACGGGCCGGAGAGCGGCTTCGGCCGGGGCCGGCGTGCAAGCGCCGGCTCGCGGGGGCGTTGCAACCGCCCCTGCCTCTCCCTCTCAACGCCGGAGGGGCCAGCAATGGCCCCTCCGCTGCTTTCAACCTACCAGGCCGCCTCGATGGCCGCGACCTCGGCCAGGCTGGCCGGGCAGCGCACCAGCTCCCAATGCGCGGGCTCAATGTGCGCCGGGACGACCATTCCGTCAGGGTCGGTCCACTCCGGTATCTCGCGATCGGGCACGCGGATGAGCACGCTCGGGAACGCGCTGGGGTAGACGCCGGGGTAGGTGGCCAGGAACTCACTGACGGCCGCGGCCTCGGTGTACCACTCGATGATCGTGTGCCCGCCGGCCTCGGGCAGCGCGGCGACGAAATCGCGCGAGAGCGCGTCCTGGCGGGTGTGCAAAATGATGTAGCCCATGTGGCCTCCTATACCGGATCGATTTTATGGGGGCCGACGACCGAGCCCGCGCCGCCAGCGCCGCCGGCGTAGTAGCTCGACGTGCCGCCAGCACCGCCGTTGGCCCGGACCGTGCCGGCCCAGGACGACGCCGTACCGTAGAGCACAACGACAACCCCGCCGCCGGACCCGCCGCCGCCGCAGATGCTCCCTGCGCCACCGGCCATGCCGTCAGCGGAGATGACGCCGGAGCCGGACAGCGTGCCGCCCACAATCAGCACCAGCAGTCCGCCGGTACCGATGCCGCCGGCGCTGCCTCCATCGCCGGCACCGGGCGGGTTGCCCGCCCCGCCGCCGGACTGGTACTGCGAGCCCTCGCCATAGGCGTCCGACCCCGCGCCGCCATAGTCATTGGCGTCCGCAGTCGATGGAGTGGTCGAACCGCCATCGCACCCGCCGGACGCCGCGCCGCCGGAAAAGCAGGTAGCGTCACCGCCGGCTCCCGCGTTGCCGAGGTTGCATCCGCCGCCGGCACCGCCGCCGGGCGCGTTGGCCAGCACCCCACCCGACAGGCCGGCCCGCTTCGGCAGCGCCGTCGATGCCGCCGCGCCAGCACCGCCGAGCCTGGGGATGCGGATCACACGGCCGGCAGCGCGCACCACGGGCTGATGCGCCTCCGCAGCCACGGCCGCATAACCGCCGCCGTACATGAGGACGAAATCCTCGTCCGTGTCGGTGTATCCGGCCGCCAGGCGACGGATCGTGACGCCGTCCGCCGGGACCGCGTGCCCGTCCGTCGGCGCGCCGGGCGTGTCGGTGGACGTCGCCGACTCCGCCGGGTTGGCGTGCGCCCCGCGCGCAGTCATGGTGAGCGTGCCACTAATGACGCAATCGCCCTGCACGTAGATGAGCGCCCCCCTGCACCTGTTGGCCACGGAGAGCGTCTTGCCCGCGTTGACCGTCAAGCTCTTGTAGTTGGCCACCACCATGTCACCGTCCGCGGTGGCCGCCAGCGCGGTATCGGCCGAGATAACCACGTCGCCCAACGTGCCGTCGCCGAACCAGTTTTTGGACCCGCCCCGTCTGCGGATGTCAGGGTAGCTGCGGTGCATATCCTACTCCCACGCGGCGACCGCGCCGGTCACGCGGTACTGGATTTCCAGGCCGAGCAGGCCGGCCAGCACGGGCATGGCCGTGCCCGCGCCGGCATAGTCGGCGTCGCGCTCGATCTTGAGGTGCAGCCGGTCGCCCACCTGCGGGTCGCCGCCCAGGGTGATCGCCGCGCTGGCCGCGCTGATGTGCTCCACGGTCTCCAACCCGGCCAACACCTGATCATCAACGGTAGCGCTCGCACCGAGCGCGCGGTCCACCACGTCGCCGTCGCCCACCGCACCGCCGGAGACGAGCCAGCCCACGTGCTGCCCGGCCGTCGCGCCGGCGGCGGCGGGCAACCAATGCACCTTGATCGCGATCGCGCCGCGGTCCCAATTGTCGGGCAGGGCGAGCACAGCCTGGGCCGACTGGTCAACCGAGGCCGAGAACGTGAGCATGTCGCTCACCAACTTGTAGTTTGCGCCCTCCACCGTCGCAGCCGTCGCGCCGTTGGTCTTCGACGGGATCATGGCTCCCGCGCCGAGCCACATGGACTCGTAGCGCGCGCCGGACAGGCCGGCGATGAGCGCGCGGATGTCCGCGTGGGCCTCCTCGTCCACGTCGTGGGCGTCCAGGTCGGTGGCGATGAGCGCCAGGATGGCATCGCGCAGCTGGGTGTCGCTCATGGCCGAGGGGACCAGACCGGCCGCCTCCAGCACGGCCAGCAACTCCTCCTGCACCATATTGAACCACTGCGGGCCGGGCACCGTGGCGTCGCGCGCGGCCACGGCGTCGCCGGCGGAGAAAAAGCCGGGCGTACCGGTGATGGTGTAGGCCGGCTTCACAGCGACGGCGTCGGCGGTCTTGACTCTCTGCATGGCTTATCCTCCTAGTTGCCGTAGGCGAACCGGACAAAGGTGTGTGCGGGCTTGAGCCTGGTGATGACGCATTCGAGCAGCTCGTTGCCCCAGCTAGCCAGGGGGTCTTCGCAGCCCGAGGTGCACTTAAACTCGCGAATGGTGGTCTCGGGCGCGCGCACAGTCCAGACGAAGCGCCAAGGCTCGTCGCAGATGGGCCGGTCGCAGGGGCTTTCGCACGTGTAGGCGGCGTACTCCTCGATGGTGATCTCGAAGCCCAGGGCCTTGGCCAGGGCGATGAAGTAGGCGCGGGACAGGCCGCCGCGCTGCCTGATCTTGGCCAGGGCGGCGGCGATGCGCGCGGCCTTGGTCTGGCCGTAGCCGCCGGCGCAGGTGTCCGGCAGGCCGAGCACGCGCTCCCAATCCGCCAGCCACATGCCGTCCGCGCCGGCCGGGCTGATGGCCTCGGCCACCACGTCGGCCAGGGCGTGGGCGGCGTCCAGGGCCTTGCCCTCGGCCGCCAGCCTGGCGGCCAGCACCCGGTCCGTGGTCTCGTAGGGCGCGGGCAGGAGCAGCGTCAGCAGCTCGGCATGGCCACTCACGTGAGCACCTCCAGGCTGACTGTCCCGAGCCGCGCCCACTCGATCTCGCCCACGGCCACATTGGCCGCGGGCAGCGTCACCACGCGGTCCACCACGCCGGACACGCCGCTGATGGCCGTCTCAATGCGCGACAGGTAGACCGGATCGCCGGGCTCCAGGGTGTCGAAGTAGGCGGCCAGCGCCGCTTCGATGAGCGGCTGGGCCTGGGCCAGGGTCAGTCCGGACAGGTTCACCTGCACCGCCACATCCACCGGCGTGAGGCTGGGCGCGAGCACCTGGAAGTCCGAGGCCCCGGCCGGGCGCTCCTCGTCCAGGTGCGCGACAACGGCCGCGAGGATCTCCTCCGAAGGCGCGCCGCCGGCGCTGGTGACAAGCACGTCCACGGTGCCCAGGCCCCGGCGCAGCGGGAACACGTAGGCCGCGCTCACGCCGTCCACCGCCAGCGCCCAGCGCCGCCAGTCGTACTTGTTGCCGCCGGCCGGCGGGTTGCGCATCACGTCGAGCACGCGGGAGAGCAGCCCGGCGTCGGTCTCGGCGTCCGTGCCGCCGGTGGTGGCCGTGGCGAGCGTGGCCGCGCCCTGCACGCCCGTGGGCGCGCTGGTGCAGGTGAGCGTGGTTCCGGCGTCCAGGTTGCCGGCCGCGCCGGCCGAGCCGGCCTGCACCGCGACCGTGGCCGCGCCGCCCGCGCCGATGACCGCCGCCTCGGTGCTGACGAAGACCAGGCCGGCGACGGTCTTCAGCTCGGTGCCGAGCGGGACGCCCGCGCCCGGCGTGCCGGCGAGCGTGGCCGTGCCCGTGGCGTAGGTGGCGCGCTTGCGCGAAAGCCCGTGCTCGTCGGCGTGCTTCTCCAGGTACTCGGTGTCCGCCGTGTCCGGGAACACCTGGCGCGCGATCCACGCCTGGTGCTGGTACACGCCCTCGATGGTGGCCGCCACGGCCGCGGCGCGCACGCCGAAGTCCGAATCGGCCGTGACGGCCGCCTCGGGCAGCTGGTTCTGCACGTCGCGCAGCAGGGCCGCCTTGATGGCCGCGAAATCAGGGGTGGTGAACGCCATTAAACGACCCTCACATGGTGGTTGAACAGGTGTTCCCGCCCGCCGGCGTCGGTGACGCTGACGCGCAGGCGCAGCCAGCCGTCATGCCGGCGCTCAGTGTCCACGGCGACGGCCTGGGCGCGGCCGTCGTCAAGCAGGGGCTGGAGCGCCTGCTCGCTGTACGCCTTGGCCAGCACGGCCACGCGCGGCAGGTCCTTCTCGCGCGCCAGCTCATGCAGGCGCGAGCCCAGCTGCGCGTCCGCCCAATAGCTGCCCAGCGGGGTCATGAGCCGCAGGTACACGGCATTGGCCAGGCCGCGCGCAGGGTCCGCGGTGAGCGTGCCGTCGGTCAGCGTGTAGCCGCCGGTGGCGGGGTCAAGCAGCGCGTCCACTACTGCACCTCCGGCGGTTGCACGCCGTGCTCGGTGGTGATGGGGCTGGCCCCCTGGCGGTAGGAGTCGATGCTCCAGCCGCCGCCGGTGCAGTTGACGGCCTCGCCGTAGCCGCCGGTGTCGGTCTCCAGGCGCTCGTCCGCGTGGATCTCCACCTCCGGGGCGGAGAGGCGCAGCAGCTCGGAAGCGCGCAGGTCTATGACCGGACTGCGCAGCTCAATGCGGCGCTCGCGCACGTGCACGCGGTCGCCCCACTGGCTGTAGAGGCAGGCCTCGCCGCTGGCCACGTCGCGGCGGTACGCGCCGTGCTCCGTGGCGATGACCACGCTGTGCGCCGTGCGCCCGCCCAGGGGCAGCACGATGAGCTGCGTTCCCGGCGGCGGCGCAGACGTGAAGCCGAACTGCTGGAAGAACTCCACGGCCTGGGCCGTCTCCCCCGCCAGGGCGTCGGCCTGCATGAGCTGCACGGCCGCGCCCTTGGAAAGGGCGGCCAGGCTGGCGCGGTAGGCCAGGCGGATGCCGGCCAGGGCCTTGGCGATGGTTTCCTTGATGAGCTTCTTCATTCGTCGCCCGCCTCGTCGCCGATCTCCGGCGCGTAGTTCTTGCCCTTGCGGTGCTTGCGCTTGTGCGGGTGGGCCTCCAGTATCCACACCTTGTCCTCGCGCAGGCTCAAGCGCGTCATGGTGCCCTCGGAGCGCGAAAGGATGAAGGTGCGGGCCATGAGAAAATAGGTGCCGATCAGGCCGATGAGCGGAGCGATGACGTGCAGGCGCATTCCCGGCGTCCAGAGCTTGCCGTGGCCGGGCATTCCCGGCGCGTCGATCCGGTGGCCGCGCACCTCGGCGCGCAGCTCAAAGCCCTTGAGCCGGCCGTCGGCCAGCAGCTTCTGCGAGCGCGAGCGGCACACCGCCACGCTTTCGGCCTCGTAGTCCGTCACGATCTTGCGCCTGGGCCAGATGGCCGCCAGGTCGGGGTCCGTGGCCGAGGACTTGAGCCCATGCTTGCCGCCGTCCTCCTCGGTGCCGTGGGTCTGACCCAGGACGGTGACTGTGCTGTACCGCTCGGCCACGGACTCGCGGCGCTCCATGGACGCCACGTTGGTGACGCCCTTCTCGCCGGACTTGCGCACGGCCAGGCACAGGGTGGCCTGGGGCGGGTTGGTGGCGTCGCTGTAGTCCGGCCCGCCGATGACCAGCGTTCCGTCCGGGTCCATCCACGGCCAGAATCCGTTGGCCTCGGCCACGTGGGCCAGCGTGTCCCAGGCGGTGTCGCCGGGCTCCACCGTGATCTTCTCGCGCTGGCGGGCCACCCCTTGGGCAGCGGCCAGGCGGACCTTGGTGATGCCCAGGGGCCGCACCACCCGCGTGATGATCTCCTCCAGGCCGAGCTTGCGCCCGCCCACGAGCGGAGCCGAGCAGTCCAACAGCGTGGCCGCGCCGGCGCGGCCGGTGATCTCTAGGGCGTGGGAACGCTTGTCCACGCGCGCCCGGATGTCATCAATGCGGCCGGTCATGACCAGGTCGCCGCCGATGCGCACCTGGGCTTCCGCGCCGGGGCGCACGGCTGCCGGCAGGCGGAACTCCCCGGCCTCGTCCGGGGAGAGGGAACGGCGCAGCCGCCAGGCGTCCGCCGGGGTCAGCAGGTCCGAGTCGATCTCGTAGCCGTCCCACTCGTGGTGCGCCATTCCGGCCACGAGCAGCGCGGCCCTCTCGTTCACCGCCTGGGCGCTATTGGGCGTAGACACGGAGCACCTCGCCGGCGGTCAAAAAATTTGGGTCGGCCACGGTGTTGAGGCGCACGATCTCGGGCGCGCGCGCCTGGTCGCCGTAGAGCTGGTGGGCCAGGAGCCGCGGGCAGGTGCGGCCGGCCACGGTGTGCGAGACCAGCGGCGGCTGGGCCTCCACCACCGCCTTGGCCGCGTCCTGCACGGCCAAGGCCACGTCGCGCAGCGGCTCGGCCACGACGCGGGCCTGTTCCACCGGGTACTGTTCCCGGAAGGTTTCGATGCTCGCCTGGAGCAGTTCGCGGGTGTCGGCGGCCACCGCTTCCACCTCGTCGGGGGTGAGCGTGGGCGTCTCGGCCTCGGACTCCAGCACCAGCTGTGCGGCCTCGGCCACGCCCAGGGCGCGCTCCAGCTCCACGTGCGCCGTCACGGCGTCCAGCTCCGGGCCTTCGGTGACGGGGTAGGCCGTGGCGTAGCCGGAGCCCGAGGAGCCGGACGTGCCGGAGTCGGACGGCAGCAGGATCGCGGAAGTGAGGGCCGCGAACACGGCCGCAAAGTCGGGCAGCAGCGAGGACGCGCCGAAGCTGCGCAGGTCCACCACGCCGCGCACCAGGCCGGCCAGGGCGGCCGCCCAGGAGGCCGGCGCGGTGAGGATGCCCGCGCCGCTGGTGACGACGCCGCCGGCCTGCGCCTTCATCTCGGCGATGGCACGCAGGCCGGACCGGGCCATGGCGTTGGCATCCGCGCACTTGGCCACCACGGAGGCCAGCACGGTTGCGGCTGCGCTGCGCGCGCCGGAAGCCTTGCCCCCGATGCCCGCGGCCTTCTGCCCTGCGGTGGCGTCGGCGAAGATGGGCCGGCCAAGCGCGGACTCGGCAAAGGTCAGCTCCACCTCGGCCTGGTCCACGTTCTCGGACTCGTGGTGCACATGGAAGGTCTGCGTCTGGGCCTTGAGCGGCCCGAACACGGGGTGCACCAGGTCGCCGGGGCCGGGCTCGTCCAGCGCCTTGAGGAACTTCTTCAGGCGGTCCTCGTAGTCGTCGCCGAAGAAGATCGCCTTCATGCGGATGCGCCGCGCGCCCCGCCCGAGATCCTCC